TATCCGGTGCATTAGACAGTCCCGGCTGACGACATACAGACTAATGCACTTCACTTGTATGTAAGGACACATCATGGCAACCACCACGTTCTCCGGCCCAGTCGTATCTAACAACGGCTTTGATACGGGCACTTTAGCCTCCCCCCTTGTTGTAACTACAGCGCAAAACGTTAATGCTGCATTTGCTACAACGTCCGCTACTACTGGCGATACACGTTTAAGCTACAACAAGCTGACCTTTACCTCTACAGGTTCAGGCGAAACTCTTCGTGCTTTCTCTGTTGTGACCGGTACAGCCGCAGCCACTGCTGGAACTATCAACGGTGCACACATTTCTTTGGAAGTAGATGGCGCATCGGCTACTATTTCTGGCGCAGCTAATGCAATTCGTGCGACATTGGGTGGATCTGATGCTACGCCCGGCGGTACATTGGCTGTGATTCAGTTGGATACCAACTATTCTGTCAATGCTTCTTTGCCTGCTACAGCCTCGTTTATTCGCGTGACTGACAGCGGTGCAAATGGTGGTGAGATTCCTTTGTTGATGAACATTGAAACCTCGCCTGCCACTACTTGCGCCCCAACAGCATCTAGCGTGACTACAGTGTCTAAGGCTATCAAAGTAATGATTGCTGGTACTGTGTACTACGTACCTGCTTACGCTACATTCTCGTAATGCAGATCACCAAGGAATTCTTGGAGACTGAGATTCGTGACCTTGAGACTGAAGCACAGAAAGCCCAAAACTTTCTAGTTCAAGCTCAAGGCACAATCCAAGCGTACAAGATGCTCATTAACAGGCTAGACGCACCAGAACTGGAGCAACTAAATGACGATGCAATATGACGTAAAGTCGTATCACAACAGTGTCTCGGGTGTAGCCGTGCCTTATCGCACTCGCCTGAAGGGCATTGTAATATCTCCTTCTACGTCCACTAATTACAATGTGGCAGTAGTCAATAATGTGTCCCAGTCTGGGACATATGACATTCCCGGTACTACCACTTGTACAGTGACTATGAATGGGCACGGGGTTACTGCGGGCTCACGCGTGTGGCTAACATTTACCTCTGGCAGCGCTATCAATGATACATATAATGTAGTTTCGATAACGCAGAATACTTTTACAGTGACAACTGGAACGTTAACTACTTCCGGTAATGTGACTGTGTACACCCAAATTTTGACTGAACTTGATTGCGCAACCGGTACTTCGTTCTATACGTTGATTCCGGGTGAAGGCATCTTGGCTTTGGATGGTATTTATGTTGGTTTGCCAACAGCCAATACTGTTACCTCAACCATTTTTTATGGGTAAGGGGTAAGTCATGACAATGCAGTATGATGTTAAATCCTACCATGCCTCAGCATCTGGTACGGCGGTAAGTTATGCCACACGACTCAAAGCTATTACTGTAACTTCGGGCACGTCTTCTTTGCGTAATATTGCGATTGCTGATCCTACGGTGAGTAAGTCAGGCACGTATAGTCAAACTGCGTTTACTATCACAGTCACAATTACTGGCCATGGCTTAGTCACTGGGCAGCGCGTATTTTTAGATTGCACTTCAGGTACGGGGCGTGATGCTGTTTACGCGGTCACGGTGACAGATGCTAACGTGTTTACTGTAACTTCTGCGGCCACGACATCTACTTCAGGTAACGCTACTTTTTATCCAACCATATTGCTGGAATTGGATACGTACAGCACAGTCGGTTTGCCCGTTAAGATTCCCGGTGAAGGTATATATTGCTCCAACGGTATTTACGTTGGCCTTGGTAGCTCTGTAACGGCAACGGTTTATTATGGCTAAGTCACCAGCATGGCAGAGGAAAGAAGGGAAGAACCCAGAGGGCGGCTTGAACGCCAAAGGGCGAGCCTCTGCCAAAGCGCAAGGCATGAATTTGAAACGTCCCCAGCCAGAAGGCGGCTCCCGGCGCGACTCTTTCTGTGCGAGGATGAGCGGAATGAAAAAGAAGTTGACGAGCGAGAAGACGGCAAACGATCCGAACTCACGCATCAACAAATCTCTTAGGGCTTGGAACTGTTAAATGGACTACCATGTTCTTTGGTCAGCAGCTTTATCCGTCATTCTTGGCGTGGCGGGGTATATCCTGCGTGAGAAGTTTGTTGAACTTAAAGAAGTAGCTTCGGAGCTACGACGCGTTGAGCGGTTACTCAACATTACACGAGAGGAAAACCATCGTGATTTCATTACTAAAGCAGAAGTGCAGCGCATTTCTGACCACATTGACCAACGCTTTAACAGGCTTGAAGAAAAGATTGACCAACTTATTCGGCAAAAAGGATAATGATGCCGAGCACAAGTAAGAAGCAACACAATTTCATGGCTGCGGTGGCGAACAATCCATCGTTTGCTAAGAAAGTAGGCGTCCCACAATCCGTGGGCAAAGATTTTACAACTGCGGACAAGGGCCGCAAATTTTCAAAAGGCGGTGATACTATGGCTACAGCAAAAAAAGTTGCTACTACAGCAATGGGTAAAGTTAAGACAGCGGCTCCTAGCAAAGACGGTGTTGCTACAAAAGGCAAGACCAAGGGTACGCAAATTAAGATGGCCGGTTCCGGTGTGCCGGGTGGCATTGGTTCACGTGTGATGAAAAAAGGCGGAATGGCCAAGTGCTAATCTAAGGAGTCTCAAATGAGTCCAGCAGAAAAACAAGCGCGGGAAGAAATGGCTGACCGCAAAATGCAAGACGCCACCGACAAAGCGTATACAAAGTCTTTGACGACTACTGAATACGCGCCTGAGAAAAAAGACCCGCGTGATGCAGTGCGTGGTCAGCGTGGTTACGCTAAAGGTGGTTCTGTTGGCTCGGCTTCTAAACGTGCTGATGGTATTGCCACTAAGGGTAAAACTCGCGGTACTATGATTGTCATGAACACGGGCGGATACGCCTGCTAAGGAGTTGAGATGGCTACCAAAAAACCCATGAAAAAAGTAAAACGCTACGATGAGGGCGGATTTATGGATGAAGCTACAGCCAAACAGCAAGGTTTGGACATATCAAACAAAGAAGAGCCTGTGGGATTCTTAGAGCGTATCCGCGCAGGTAACATTGATAAGCCTGGTACAGAGGCGTACAACCGCTTTGGCGCTGGCCGCGCATACGCAAAGAACATGGACGATGAGAACGAAGCTATACGTTCTGCTGTGCGTTCTACTATGCGCACGCCATCAGCTACTGCTGCGACTGATGCCACGTCTACTGCGTTGTCTGACGATATGTATTCAGACTCTGGCCCTAGTGCTGGCCGCAGTTCTAGCGTAACAGTTACACCAACACGTGCTACAGCCACAAAACCTGCAGCTCCTGCTAAATCTCCCAAAGTTACCAAAGAAGAGTTAGATAAATCTGGCTTGAGTTTGCGTGATTATTTGAATAAACAGCAAGGTTTAACGCGTAGAGAAGCTGCAAAAGCTGTCGTGTCTGATGCAGAGGCTTTGGAAAAGAAACGGATGCCACGCTATACGCCTCCTGGTTCAGCTCCTCAGCAGTCAATGGGACGCCAGCGCCAGCCATTTATGCCTGGAGATGTGGATAACAGCTTCCCTGGTGCTAAGTTTAAAGGCGGCGGTAAGGTGCGTTCTGCTTCTGCCCGTGCTGATGGCATTGCCATTCGCGGAAAGACAAGAGCTTAATCATGATGGCATCCCGTGGTATGGGCGATATTCGCCCCTCTAAAATGCCCAAAGGCACTCAAAAAGCCAGACGGGATGACACTGACTTCACTCAATACGCTGAAGGCGGCCAAGTCTGGGATAAACCACGGCCTAAAGACTTAGGTCCTTCTAAGCCAATGTCTAAGTCTAAGAAGTCTAAAGCTAAAGCCATGGCCAAAGCCGCAGGACGTCCTTACCCCAACTTAGTGGATAACATGCGGGCTGCAAAATAATGAGCACATCTGGTCTTTCTATATTCAATCTTGATGTTAACGACATTATTGAAGAAGCATTTGAGCGTTGCGGCTTAGAGTTGCGCACGGGCTATGACTTCCGTACTGCACGCCGCAGTATGAATTTATTGAGTATGGAATGGGCTAATCGTGGGATTAACCTGTGGACAGTAGAGCAAGGGTTAATACCTATGGTTACTGGTCAGGCCATGTATCCGCTACCCACTAATACGGTGGACTTAATGGACATGGTGATCCGTCAAAACAACGGAACGACAAACCAGGTTGACATCAACATTAGCCGGATTGCTGAACCGACCTACATGAGCATTCCTACAAAGCTCGCACAAGGCCGTCCGATCCAAGTCTATATCAACCGTCAGTCTGGCATGGAAAACCTCTCTACGGCCCTCGTAGCGGCCACGGTGAGTGCAACTGACACTACCATCACGCTAACCTCTACGGCTAACTTGGCTTCTGCTGGATTTGTCAAGATTGGCACAGAGACAATTAGCTATCCAAACATTAACGGCAACCAGCTCATTAACTGCGCTCGTGGCCAAAACAATACGACAGCCGCCGCTCATGCCATTACTGATACGGTCACGGTGCAAAACCTGCCGTGTATCAATGTGTGGCCAACGCCTAATGCACCAGGTGATCAGTATACGTTTGTGTATTACAGATTGCGCCGCATGCAAGATGCTGGCACAGGCATTAGTGAGCAAGACATTCCTTTCCGTATGTTGCCTGCATTGATTGCTGGATTGGCTTTTCAAATCTCTGTGAAAAAAGCACCAGAACGTTCTATGGGTTTGAAAGCAGAATACGAAGAGCAGTGGCTTATGGCCTCTACAGAAGACCGTGATAAAGCGCCTTTGCGTCTTGTTCCGCGCAATAACTTCTATTACAGGTAAGCAATGGCAAATCAATTTGCATCAGGTAAGTATGCAATTGCCGAATGTGATCGGTGTTCGCAGCGCTATAAGCTCAAAGAGCTGCGCACGCAAATTGTGAAAACTAAGCCGTTCCAGATTAAAGTTTGCCCTGAGTGCTGGGATCCAGATCAACCGCAGTTGTTGTTGGGTATGTATCCCGTGAATGATCCGCAAGCCGTGCGAGATCCGCGTCCTGATGTCAGCTATCTGGCGTCTGGTCAGAATGGATTGCAGATTTTATTGACAAACAGCACAACTGAAGATGGGTTTGGATATCCGAGTCAGGGCAGTCGGGACATTCAGTGGGGTTGGAATCCGGTTGGCGGGGCAAGAAATTTTGATACGTCACTAACACCAAACTACTTGTTGTTGGGCGTACAAATTGGTACAGTAACGATACAGATAGGAGCTTAAAATGGACAAGAAAGATTTAGCGCAAGATAAGAAGATGGTAGCTGGTGCCGTGCATAAGCACGAGAAGAAGCTGCATCCTGGTCAGCCTATGACAAAACTTGCTAAAGGTGGCAAGACCAATTTGCAAATGAAGCAATTGGGTCGTGGTTTGGCTAAGGTAGCTAACCAGAA